ATCTGGTTGGTTCGAAGATGAACATTGGTTTGAATATGAAGAACTATTTGATGTACCATTAGAAGAAAATTTTAATGATATTTATGAAGGTTACTGGTTCTATTATACTTCTTATTATGCAGATTATAATGGAAATGGTGATTATTATGAAGAAAATGAATACGTCGGTTATTCCACAAATTGGGGTCCCGGTGAAATAGAAGAGACAGGATGGGTATTAAATGTCTGAAAGATATAAAAAACTATTAGAAAGCATAGGCGAGGAGGAATGAAAGCAAAACAAATGCTTACACTCACAAATATGTTAGAGAAAATAATATCTGAAATGGACGATTTGAAAGCAATGATGAAAGAAGTGACCCTCAATAACTTTGAGGAAAATTTCGAGGAGGACGAATGAGTGGAGGAAATACAAGCAATAATAGAAATACTGGCCTATATACTTGCGGTTGTGGCTGTATTGTTGGGGATTGCTATTGCATTAGCTGTCACTGTCAGTATTCTGAGAAAAGTTTACAAACTATTTCCAAAAGTCAAACTTCCAACTTTGAAATTACCAAAAAGAAAAAAACCCAAACAAAAGGAGAGGAATAATATGGCAAGAGATAAAGATGTAGCAACAGAAGGAGTAACGTTTAACGATATTTTCATGTTTATGATTGCAGTACCTTTAGTTTTACTCTGGGTTGGTTTTGCAGGATTTGTTATACACAGCGGACTGCAAGATGATTCTGTTCTTGAACAAATTGAAGGATATACAACTTTAATTGCTATATTAGGTGGACCAGCTCTTCTAATTATTAAAGATGCCTTAGATGTTTGGAAACAAGAACAAGCAGAGAAAACAGCTTTCTATAAGCAAAAGGCACAAGCAGTTATTGATTATAATGACGCTGCTCAAAAACAAGCTCAAATGATTGAAGCAAAAGCTCAAGAACATGAGCACAAACAAAAGAAATAGAGGTAATTATGGAAAAAGTATGTAAAATATGTGGATGGCACTTATACAAACAGATAAATGACTGTTGTGTAGCTATTGGCGTCCCAGAAATAGCCCCTGTAGAGGAAGAAGATGAAGTTATTCTTGAAGAAGAAGAAGCACCAGAGGAAGTCGTGGAAGAAGAAGAATCTGATGACGACGACGAAGACTTAGAAGCTTATTTGGAAGAACTTCCAGTAAAAGAACTTAAGAAGCTTTGTGAAGAAGCTGACTTGAGTAAGAAAGGCAAAAAAGCAGATTTAGTCGCAAGACTATTGGAATAAGCAGAAGCTTTATATAGTATAGATTACTATTAAATTATGGGACTCTTGTGTACCGCACGAGACTCCACAGCAACTTTGCGTCATAGATGCAACCACAGAGTCCCGCTAAACAAAAAAAAGGTTAGATATGAACGAAACAAGTAACAATACCGCAGGAAACCAAACTGCAACTAATGAGACTACCGACGATGGTAACCTCACTGCAATTTTGGATACTGTGGAAGAATCAGGTTTGTTAGACACTTTGATGGACAGCCCTGAACTAGTGGCATGTTTGGCAGTGATTGCAGCTTTAGCTGCATATGTTGCTTATACAGTACCAGCAGTCAGAGCATTAGTTATGCCTTTATTTAAGAAGTACGATGATGAAATCATGGCACACCTTGACAAAGCATTAACTAAAGCCCAATTAAAGGCTTACGAAAAACTTGATGACGAAGTAAAGAAACAAGTAAACAACAAAGTTTTACAAGATGTTATTATGTCAGCTTGGGATGAAAAAGATGATATGATGGCAGATGCAGTAAAGCAAAAAGTTAAGGCAGCTTTAGACGAAGCCAAGTAATGGATTACAAGGGCTACGAAGCAAACCTCAGAAAAAGAGTAGGTGAAACTGAGTATGGACGTCATAAAGAGCTTGTACGCCTTCTTGCACGCAATCTTGCGCTTGAAGACGTGCTGTGGGAAGAAATTCTTGTATCTATTCGGGATGTTAACGCTCGAACAGAGCTCTTGCGACAAAGAAACTCTATTGTTAGGGATATTCATACTGAGTTTCGCGCTCTTAACATTGAAATACCTACTGTAGTGGAAAGAAATACTGAATCCTTTATGGGATTCTTAGGTGAATTAGAAGATGACGATACCAGTGAAGAACGAGGGAACGAAGTTGAAGTCAGCTCTGACGGGGGCAGCAGCCCATGACAGTCGCAGACTTGAAGAGATTTTTGAAAGCGTAAGAGCAGAACCCAAAAAGATGACACAATTGGTGAGAGCCTTTTGTGAGTCTTATATGGTAGACCAGAAGCAAAGACCGTTGAAATTACGTCCTCTACAAGAGAATATAATTTCTAAAGCACTTTGCTACTCCGAGGAAGATTCAGATAAACATGTCAAACTGGCAATTCTGGCTCCACGAGGCAGTGGAAAATCATTCGCACTTTCGGTAGCTGTAGTTATCTACATGTTCTTCAAGAGGTTTAGAGACCTAATTTTTATTCTTGCTCCATCTGAGGACCAAGCAGCTCTTATATTTAATTATGTGTATAGACACTTCGCTGATAATACATTCTTAGATTCTTTAGTAGCTAATTATAGATTTCATAATAAACCTAGCATAACTATGAAAGGAGGTACAGTGCTACGTAGAGCCCCATTGGCTCCTTCTAATCAAGGACAGGCTATACGAGGCCAGCACCCTACATTCTTAGTTATAGACGAAAGTCCATTAATTGACGATAATTTATTCGTTGATAATGTAGAACCATGTATTGTGGCTAACAGGGCTCCATTTATCAATTTAGGCACCCCAAAGAGCAAAGATAATCACATGTGGCGTTATTTATATGATGATGCGTATGCGGAAAGCTTTGAGAGGCTACATTATACTTGGAAAGATGCTATAGTGCAAGGTAGAGCTTATGAACCAGCATATACTGAAGAAGATATGTTAACGAAGATGATGGAATGGGGTGAAGATTCCATTTACTGGAAAACTGAATATGAATGTGAATTTGTAGAAAGCGTTTCAAATGTCTTCAATCCGGAAAAACTCAAAGCGTGCATGGAGGAATACGACCTCTATACGAGAGATAGAGCTCTCAAGAGCAGAGAAGAACTTTATAACATTAACGTGGGTGTGGATATTGGTAAATCCGTTAATAGCACTGCTATTACTGTTTGGAGGACCGAAAAACATGATGGAGGCAATATTGCACGGCTCATATATATTGAAGAAATTAGTCCTAAAACTGGCGGACATGACATTCCATATCAACGTGAGCGTATCATTGACGTTGCAAAAAGTTTTAATGCTGATAGGCTTATTGTGGACGCTACGGGTATTGGCGGGGCGATTGAGCAAGATTTAAGGATGGCTTGTATACCAGATAGTATACATTTTATAGGATTTGTCTTTACTGGAGGCCCAAAAGGTACAAAAACTCAAGTTTATAGAGATTATGTGTCATATATTCAAAAAGGACAGGTAAAAGTACCAGATTTTAAGAAATTACCCGAAAATGAGTCGAAATTAGTGAGAAAATGGCTAAGAGAGCATACAGATTTAGAATATGTTATGGATATAGCCAATAAAACAGAGAAAATATCTGCTCCTGAGACAAAACATGATGATTATTGTGATAGTTCAGTTATGGGCATACATGCAGCACTTTCTATGCTTCCATCAGAAGGTTCTTTCGCTTCTGTTAGTATAGAGAATAAGAAAACCTATAATAAGAGGGCTTCTAGTGCATCTAGAGGAGGTATAGGCATGATTAGGAGTGGAATTCGCCGAAATAAACTAAATAAACACTCTTTGAGAGGTATTTAGGGAAAACCTTTATATAGTAACACACTATATATTATTGTGAATTGAATGGCTCTCCGAGATTATTGGCCTTTTAATAGGCGCGTTTTCGCTTCAGTTGGAAGCAATCCGTCATACAAAAAAGACGAACCTCGCAGTTATGGTGAGGGAGTAATTAAACGTCTTAAATTAACTAATAGGTATGGTGGTATAGGTGGCGGCGATTTCGAAAAACATATAGGTGACCCTAAAACTTATATGAATGTTTATTTGAGTGACCCGTTAGTTAGAACTTTAATCGACCTTCCTTGTTTATATGCAAGTAAAGATGGTTGGGATATAGTTACCGATGATGAAACATTAAGAGAAGAAATAACTCAAATGTTTAATGAAATAAATATAGACCAACTTATATATGGATGGTTAAGAAATGCTAGAATATTTGGAACCAGCTATTTAGAATGGACAGGAGATAATTTAGTTCTCCGTTCTTCACAAAATATGTATATACAGAGGGATGAAAATGGACAAATTAAGTACTATTACCAAAGAGTTGGCTCCCCAGATGAAGATATACGATTTGAAGAAGACGAAATGGTACACTTACTTAACAACACGTTCGATGATTACGCTTATGGTCTTTCTGACATCCATCCAATTCTTTATCTGGTTGACCTCAAAGATTATGCAGAACGGGACGTCGGAACTGCTCTCAATAAATACGCTGTTAGTAGGTTTGATATTAGCGCTGGACTCCCCGATATGCCTTATGGTCCTGATAAAATTAACGAAATTGTGGACGCATTCAATTCCTTGGAACCCGGCGAAGACATTATTCATGGTAATGATATTGTTGTCAAGGAACTTCAAGGTACCCAAAGAGCATTCGAATATGGTAAATATATGGATGATATTACAAAAAAGATTCATATGGCACTTAAAGTACCAATAACTATGTGGGAAAAACCAGAACAAGCTCGACCTATTTTTGAACCTTATGTTAAATATTTACAAGCGTCCGTGGAAGCTGCACTCAATTCGCAGTTACTTCCGCAACTTGGGGACGCAAAATTTAAGTTCCGCCAAATCAATGTTGATGACTCCTTTGTAAAGGCTAAGACAGATATGGTTTATCTCGCTGAAGGTGTACTTTC